AGTAACGCGCCGCATCAGGCGTATGGGTGGGGAGGTGCCGGACCTGAAGATGGGCATGGGTTACACCACCGGCTACCTTCAGGGATACACGCTCGAAATCATCCCCGACTCGCTTACCAACTCTCACGGCACCGGGCCTCACCTTCACATCGGAGCCAAGTGGACCGGCACAAAGCCCCCGCCCGGAACGACACTAGGTGGCGGCGACTCGGTTGCGACCGGCAGCGTCGGACCTAGCGGGACGAGCTTTCCAAGCACTTCACCTAGCGCGGGTTCCCCCGGCCCCACCAAGCGTAAGACGCGCCAGCAGCGGATCATCCAGCAGCTCAGGTCACTCGGCTATCGCGTGAACTCCAAGGGCATCACCAAGATTGACAACAAGGCCGAGCAGCCCGAGGAAACCCTGTCTCAGATGCGGGAGCGTTACGGGATCAAGTGAGCCAGCTCAAGGTTTCCGCCGACGCCGCTCTACTGGACGATCCAGAGGTAAAGCGCCTACTGGCCGAAGCCGACGAAATACTCGCGGCTAACCCCCTCCAGGGCTACATGCCTCACGAGAAGCAGCGCCCCTTCCATGAGTTTCGCGGCAGGACAAAGGTGTTCCTGGGCGGCAACCGTTCCGGCAAGACCACGGGCGGCATCTGTGACGACCTGATTCAAGCCATAGACCCCGATGCGGTTCCCGAACACCTAAGGCAATACAAGAAGTGGCAGCCCCCTTTCAAGGCCAGGATTGTCACCCCCGACTTCACCCGGACCATGATCGCCGTTCAGGAGGCAATCCGTAGATGGTGTCCCAAGAATCAGCTTGCCGGGGGATCGTGGGACAAGGCTTACGAGAAGTCGCAGCGCATCCTTCGCTTTGCCAATGGCTCGTTCTTCGAGTTCATGACCTACGAGCAGGACATTGACAAGTTCGGTGGCTCTGCTCGGCACCGCATCCACTACGACGAGGAGCCGCCCGGAGAGAAGGGCGAGCTGGTTCGGCAGGAATGTACGATGCGACTTGCCGACTACAACGGGGACGAGCTTTTCACCTTCACCCCGCTTCTCGGCCTGACTTGGACTTTCGATGAACTTTGGGAGAACAAGGGTCCAGAGGTAGCCCCCGATGTGTGGCAGGACGAGGGGCTATGCGTTGTCCGTGTCGATATGGACGACAACCCCAATCTGTCGGAGGAGGGCAAGTTGGCAGCCCTCGCAGCGATCCCCGAGGAGTATCGGGCGGCGCGTAAGGAAGGCAACTTCGTTCACTTCCAGGGGCTTGTCTACTCCGAGTGGGATTCGGTTCGCCATGTGTGCGACCCCGTGGACAAGGCCCACCTTCAGGGGCAGACCTTCCAGACCGTCATTGACCCCGGCATCCACAAGACGGCGGTGCTGTTTGGAGCCTTCGACAAGGACAACCACCTTCTCATTTACGACGAGCTTCTCTTACAGGGCTACACCCCCGAGCGCACCGTGGGGGCAATACGCGCCAAGGAACGCTTTTGGGGAATACGGGATGCCTTCTACCTGATTGACCCGGCAGCCCGGAACCGATCCCTCACCGATGCCGAGCGGGTCGAGTCGAGCTTCCAGAAGGCGGGACTCCCTGTGGTCCCGGCACAAAACGATGTGGAGACAGGAATCTTTGAGGTAAAGCGGCGGTTGGAGAAGGGCCTACTAACAGTCGCCCGTAACTGTCAAAACCTCCTTTGGGAGCGGGAGAGATACCGCCTCGCTCCCTCCACGGACGGCAAGTTTCAGGTGGTGAAGCGCAACGATCACGCGATGGATTGCCTTCGCTACCTGAGCATGAGCCGCCCCCTGATTCACCCGGAGATCAAGGAACGACCTAAGCGATGGGTGCCAGGAACGGCTCCACCCGCTGACTACCAACCACTAGAGGAGGGCGTAGCCCCGATGGGAGTAATGAGTTGAGACTGGTTCAGAAGGCAGCCCTTTACCCGCAGCGATGCGCAGCAAGCAACCGGACAGATGGCCCGTTCGTGGACTTTGCCGCCCTGGTTCCCGCAGGCCGCGACAGCCGCCTTTACCTCAGGACGAAGGTAATCGAGCAGGCCGGGAAGATCGTCGGCATGGTCCCTAAGGCCGAACACGACGAGCTGAAGGCACAGATCGAGGCCCTGGTTGAGCAGGTTCACGACTACGACGAGAAGATCGAAAAGTTTGAGGCGCTGATTGAGGGGCTTTCCTGATGGAGACTGTCGGCATAGTCCTCATCCTCGCCGGGGTCATGGTCGCCCGTGAGTGGAAGATGGCCCAAGAAAGACAGGATTGGTCGGCAGAGCGGCAGATGCTCCTTCAGAGAATCCAAGCTCCCGAGCAGGCCGTAGTGGATCACTCCACGGGGCAGGCCGACCTCACCCTCCACATCCCCTTTGACGACGACGAGGAAACCTTCCTCGCAAGAGAGCAGATGAATGGCAGAAACTAGCCTTATTGACAAGCTGACCGGGCCATCGGCCCCCGAGAAGTCCGTCATGGACCGGATCAGGCGATCCCGGCAGCAGGCAGACGACCTCACGCCCGAGTGGAAGGAGGCGTTGGAGTTTGCCCGTGGCAATCACTACGCCTACATCAACTCCCGCAACAAACTGACCCACCAGGCCACGAAGGAATCGTGGGACGGCAAGGGCAAGCCGAAGTGGAGGGTCCGTCAGTCCCGCAACCTCATCTTCGCAATCCTCGACGGCAAGATCAGCGCCGCCACTCAGCGCGTCCCCGGCTATGAGGTGGTCCCGTCCACCACGGACTCAGAGGACATATCCGGGGCCAAGCTCGCGGAGAAGATCGCGCTCGCAGGCTACGAGTCTTGGAGCCTTCGCAGGGCCACCGAAACCGCCGTCTATTACGCGCTCGCTTGCGGTGAAGCCTTTGCCTTTCCCTATTGGGATTCCGGTGTCGGTCCATTCGTGGAAACCGATCAGGGCATCGTGGGGATTGGCGATGTAAGAGTCAAGGTCTATGGCGCTCCCGAAGTTTCGTGGGAGCCTGGGTGTCAGTTCGATGATTCCCCGTTCTATGTGATTCAACACGCCCGTCCGATTGACTCCGTGAAGAACGAGGCCGGGTTCCTGGGTGTCAAGCTCACCCCCGATGCCGAGCTGGATTGGCGCGGGGAAAAGACCGAGCCTTCGCAGATGGTTCTCGTCACCGACTACTTGGAGCGCCCGACCCCCGAGCATCCGAACGGACGATGGCTGACCGTTGCGAACGGCAAGCTCGTATTCCCCGAGGGCCACTACCCGCTGAAGGACTCGCAGGGAAACACCGTGGATGCCCCGTGTATCCACCGCCTGTCCTACATGATCTCCCCGGACTCTGACCGCGATCAGGGCCTAGTAAGACAGCTCATCGAGCCGATGCGAACCTTCAACGACGCGCTCAACAAGGTTTCCGAGTGGAAGAATGTCGCCCTTTCACCGCAGATTCTAGCCCCGGTGGGATCGCTAGATAGCCGCACCCGGCCCTCTGACGAGCCGGGGAGCGTGGTCTATTACAACCCCATCGTCGGCCATGAGCCGAAGTGGAGGCCAGTCCCGCCGATACCTTCCGAGTTGTTCGCCCTTGCCGACCGCATGGAGCGGCTGATGGGCTTCATCTCCTCCGACAATCAGGTTCCCTCTCAGGTCGAGTCGGGCAAGGGGATTCAGGCGCTCTTGGAGCGTGACCGCCTCGCTTGGGGCAACTTCATCGTGAAGCTCGCTGACTGGCACTCTGCCGTTATGCGGGATTGCCTGACCCTCGTTCAGCGCCACTACACCGAGCCTCGCATCATCCAGTTCCGGGGCAGGACGGGTTGGGAATCCATTCAGGACTTCATGGGGATAAACCTCCGCAACCAGACCGATGTAAGAGTGGCCCCCGGTTCCCTTGAACCCCGCACCAGGCAGGCGGTCGAGCAGCGCGTTATGAACTACGCACAGCTCGGTTGGGTAAGCCCCGAGGCAGCGATGGCAGCCATTGACGGCGGCACCGCCGAGAAGCTGGTTGAGTCCTACGAACTTGACATAGCCCGAGCCAACCTGATTATCAGCAAGCTCAGGTCCGGTGAGTTCCTAAACGAGCCACCCCGCCCGGTGTTCCCCGGCGAGGAAGCGATGGACCCCGATACCGGGATGCCGCTGACTCAGGTTCCGGGCTGGATGCCCCGCGAAATGGTGGACAATGTGGCCGTCCACAAAGCCGTTTTCTCCGATTGGTTCAAGACGGACGGATGGGACAACCTCGCACCGGAATACAAGGAAGCCTCCCTCCTTTACTTCTCTGCCCTGATCGAGATTGAGACTCGACAGGCCGAGAGAGCCAAACAACTTCAGGCGGAAGAAGCCATGAGCCAGGGCATGATGAACGCGGCAAAGCCCGATATGGGAACGCCGCAGTCCTCGCTCCCCGCCATCCCATCTTAGCCGGACACCGCTCACTAAGAGCGCCCGGATAAGCACAGAAACCAGCGGATACGCCACTTGTGGCCCCGCACACATGAAAGGCAGAAATGCCAGATGAAGCCACGCCCGTAGAGGGCGAAGTCCCGGCCCCTCAGACCGAGGAGACACCCGGACCCGTAAGCGGCCCCGAAGATAACGGGATACCCGCGAACAGTCCCGAGATTGACTACGAGCAGAGGTATTCAGACCTCCGTTCGGAGTTCGACCGTCGCAATCAGCAGTACTCCGAAGCCGAGAGGCTTCAGGTCGCACTCTCGGGACAGGCTGGACCCGACGCTCAGGCCCAGGCTCTAAGAGCCTTTGGCATTGAGCTGGAGGACGAAGAAGCCGACCAGTTCAACGAGCTGGACGAGTTCGACCCCGACGCTCGCATAGATCGCTTGGAGGCCATGCTGGAAGAACAGCAGGCAGCCGCCGAGCAGGAAGCGTATGTCGAGGCCGAAACTGAGTTCCTGACAGAAGGAATCGAGTCTTTGGAGCAGTCCGAAGGCCGCGAGTTCTCCGACCAGGAAATCGCCATCCTCGCCTCCGTAGCAAGGGCGAACCCCAACGAAAACGGGGTGCCTGACCTTCAGGTTGCTCACGCACACCTCTCTGAGCTTCTTCAGGATCGGCAGAGCGCGTGGGTTGAATCCAAGAAGGCGGCTCGTCGCCCAGGGTCCGGTATCGCCGCTGAGAGAGCGGCTGACCTCGACAACGACGAGGCCCGAGTTCAGTTCATAGCCGACCGCATCGCGGCGGCTGACGCTGACTAGGGCTTCACTCCCAAGAAAGGAGTCATCTTATGGCCGCTGATTACAGCGTGTACGAAGATGTACTCAAGGAGGTCTGGACCCAGGACAGGCTCGAAAAGCAGTTCTACGACCAGAACCTCCTCCTCGACACCATCGAGAAAACCAGCAAGTACAAGGTCGGCAAGGTCGCCAAGGTTCCGGTTCACCTGGACCGTTCCGGTGGCTACACCATCGTCCCTGAGGCTGGTTCCTCGTCCCTCAACCCGGCTGACAACCAGAAGGTCGGCGTTGCGGAGTTCAAGCACACCCGGCACTGGTTCCAGGTTCAGATCGACACTAACGCGATTACCTCGTCAGAGGGACCGCTTGCTGTCGCATCTGCGATGGATTCCGAAGTCACGGGCGCGATTGAGAACACGCGGCATCAGGTCGCAGCTCAGGCGTTCGGTGACGGAACTGGGTTTCTCGCCAAGTGCGGGACCAGCACGACCACCACGACCATCACCCTCGCCTCTGGCGACACATGGGCGCTGGACCGTGGCTACCTGTACCCCGGTCTGACCGTGGACATTGGCACTACCTCTAACCCGGTTTCGCAGACCGGCGCGGGTACGCCAAGGCAGATCACGGCCATCGACACGGCCAACAACACCATCACGATCAGCGGAGCGAATATCACCACTTCGTCCTCGCACTTCGTGAGCATCGCCGGTTCCCGCAGCGGTTCCACCTTCTACGGGATGAACGGCCTCAACAACATCATCGGAACGGGTGCCTTCGGTGGCCTGACCGACGAGCGTTGGAAGTCGTTTGCCATCGACTCCCCGGCATCCGCCGAGGATCTCTCTCTGGAGAAGCTGCTGGATATCCAGCGCAAGATTTTCCAGCAGAGGGGCGGTCGTCCCGACTGGAACCTGACCTCGCCGCTTCAGCAGCAGCTCTTTTACCTGCTGCTTCAGTCGCAGGCTCGGTTCTCGGGTGACACCGGCATCGGTGCCGGAAACGACACCGGGGCAACCTGGTCGGGTATGCGGATTGACGCACAGCCCGATTGCCCGGACGATGAGTGGTTCATGCTGACCAAGAAGCACCTGTTCATGGTCAGGACGGACAAGCCCTACTGGGTCACTCAGAAGTACGGCGGTTCCATTCTCGAATGGAAGCAGGGAACCACCAACCTGGTTGGCGCGTTGGAGTACTACGCCCAGCTCGCAACCAACAGGCGTTCGGCCCACGGCAAGCTCACCAACCTGAGCCTGACCCCACCGGCAGCCTAACCCCGAATGGATCACCCTCCCTCGCCTTAGGGCGGGGGAGGGGGTTCACTCTTAGGAGGACAAGTGCTAAAGACTTCATCGGGCCTCATCGTGCCGCTAAATGCGATGCGGGAGGAGGCCGTAGAGCAGGGACCGCCTTACTCCCCGCTCGTCAAACAGATCAACGCAGAACTCAAAGGCTTGGACTCGCATCTGGAACTCGTCTGGATCGGCCCCAAGGCCGCAGAGGGAGCCATCCCCGGAATCGTTCCGGGTAGGTGGCATATCCGCCGCACTCCCCCCGGCCTCATTCATTCCTACTGGCCCATCATGGGACCGGACAAGGAGTATGTCGAGCCGTCCATGAAGATCATCGAGGATATGAAGGAGGCCGACCTTTGGCGGGAGGGGGCGCTTCAGGAACTCAGGGAGAGGCAAGTAAGAGAGGCAGAAAAGGGCAAGAAGGAAGCGGAGCTGAAGCGGGAGCAGAACATAGATGTTGCGGCTATGGACATTCGCGCCGGTCGGCGGGTGTTCGGTGACGGAGGGCTGAAGAAGAAAAGGATGTTTCGTAAGTGACCTTCCAAGAGATACGCGCCGAGGTCGAGGATCGCGGCTACCAATACATTCCGCAGGCCCGACTCGACAAGTGGATCAAGCAGGCATATGAGTATGTCTGCGCCCAGGAGCCGTGGCCGTTTCTGGAAACCGAAACCACGGGTGCCGCGCCGCTTACGATCAGCAACCTTTCGCAAGTCCTGTGGATTGGCTACGAGGATGTGACCCTCCGGGGGACCGACCTAAGAGACATTCGGGACCGCGACCCCGACCTTGACGACACGGGCGATCCGACCCATTGGTATCTCGACGGCAACACGATCAAGACCTGGCCGACGAGCGACAAGACCCTGTATGTCCGGTTCATCCAGAAGCCCCCGACCTATACCGATGTGGACGAGCCGCTGATTCCGAGCGCCTACCAAGAGGTAATCATCGACGGTGCGGTGATGCGGGGCCTGAAGGACAACGACGAATACGACACCGCTCAGGCGCTTCAGGTATCCATCGAGCGCGACATTCAGGCCATGAGGGACGCGCTGATGGTCAGGAACTACCAGAACCCGCAGACCCTCGTTCAGTCCGGCATCTTCGAGGATTACATCGCCTGATGGCCTACCAGTCCTTCCCGTATCAGGGGTTCGGTAGGGGGCTGAATCTAAGAGACAAGCCCGATGCCGTGGACCCGGCAGAGGCCATAGACGCGATGAATGTTGGCTTTTCCGAGCGCGGGGCCATCGTGACCCGTGGCGGGTTCGTGGAAAGGCTCAACGCGACGATCCTGGGCCTTGGATCGTTTAGCACTACCGCAGGGTCCAAGCGCATCCTTACGACCGTTAGCAGCCAGCTCAGGGGCTACGACACAAGCGGCGGCACCCAAGGGGCATCGGGAAGCCTGACGACCCCCACCGTTCCCTTCTCTTTCGCCCGTTACGGCACCCCAAACTCTGAGCGGCTCTACGCCTCCAACGGAACCGATGTGCGCTACTACAACGGCAGCGCCTTCACGGACCCCAACTCCTCCTCAATCGTCGTTCCCAAGGGCCGCTACCTCGCCGTCCAGTCCACGGATAACCGCCTTGTCTCCACCGGTTTTCTTGGAACCACGGACGGTCCCGCAGCGGCCACCACCAGCCCGTCCCATGTTTGGTTTTCGGACCCTGGCGACCCGGCGACTTGGAACGCGCTTGATTATGTCCAGCTAACCCCCGGCGACGGGGAGAAAATCCAAGGAGCGGTCGGATGGCGCGAACTCGTTTTCGTATTCAAGGAGAGCAAGTTCTTCGTTTTCTACGGCAACTCTCAGAACGCCGCAGGCGACCCAATCTTCAACTACCGCCCTGTGGAGGGCGGCGTGGGGCTTGCCTCTCCGTTCGGTATTGCCACCACACGAAACGGTGTCTACTTCGTAGGCCCTGACGGGCTTTACCGGACCACCGGCTCGTCTGCCGAGAAGGTGTCCGATGCCGTGGAGCCGCTTTGGACCGGCAATACCTCTGGCTACTACACGGGCGGCACGATCAGCGACATAACCTCTTGCCGCCTTACCGCCGTGGACGACACGATCTACATGGCCTTTACCTCCACGGAAGGGCAGCGGGTCTTAGTCCACGACACGGATACCGGCTGGTTTTCGCTTTATGACCTCCCCGCCAAGTGGGTCCACGGCTTCAACGGACAGCTCTGGTTTGGAGATACGAAACTCAACCTCCACCGCCGCACCGACCCCGACGACAACGGCACCGTGATTGCGGCCAAGTGGCGCTCTGGGTGGCTTGACTTCAATAGTCCCGACATAAAGGTAGTCCGGGCATCAAAGTTTTGGGGCGCGGGGGAAACCTTTATTGGTATTTCCACGGACTTTGAGGAGGATGACGGCAACCTCGTAGATGTGATTTTTACCGAGTCAGGCACCGACCCCCAATGGAACTCCCCCGGCAGCGAGGCATGGAATACCTCTTATTGGGCCGAGCCACGCGGCCTAGCCCCGAGGCAGCGCCGTAGCGCCGCTCGCGGAACGACCTTTTCAATGCTCATTCGTGGGGACGCGGCGTGGGCGGTCCACCGCGCAACCCATCAAGTTAGACAAGTTCGACAGCCAGGAATCGAGGACGATTAGTGACGCAGATAAACCTTCCCAACCGCAACATCACAGGTGACAATCTTTGGTCGCAGGTCGAGGACAATGACCAAGCGATTACCAATGTGGTCAATGGCGACCTTGACAACGGCAACATCAAGGCAGCAGCCGACATAAACGCCTCCAAGCTCTTAGACGGCTCCATCACCGCCGACAAGCTCGGCACCGATTCCGTGACGGCAACCAAGCTCAAGGCTGACGCTTCAACCGATGCCAACAGGCCGGTTACGACTAATCACATTCGGGATGCGGCGGTCACGGCAGCCAAGCTCGGCACCGCAGCCGTCACCACGGCAAAGATAGACGATGGGGCGATCACTACGGCCAAGATCACAAATGGGGCTGTGACCTCCGAAAAGGTCGGGGCTTCTTCCGTGGATTTCGTTTCCCCGGAAACGGGCGTAACTTCTGTCGCCGGAAACCCTGCCGCTAGTCGCAAGTTCGCACAGGGCCTCATCGTCCTTCAGGGTGTCCTTCAGAAAAACTCCGGTTCATGGACCTCTACTTCCGCTATCGGAACGATCCCGGCTGGATACCGACCGAGCTTTACCCAGCAACACGCGACGGTTGGCTCGACTAGCACCGGAACCAATGTTCTGGTTCGGGTAACGATCAGCACCGCAGGGGTCATCACCGCGAACATCGGCTCTGGCAGCCCCTTCTCGGCCTCCCACAACGAGGTCATTCTTGACGGCATTACCTTCTACTCCGCCTAATGACCCTACGCCTTCCTGACCCGCAGATACAGAGAGCGGGGGGCGACCTCAAAGAAGCCCTGGAATCCATCCAGAGGAACTTCGATGCCATCGCCCAGGCGTTCCCGATCCAGCAGGAAAATGTCGCCAACGGCGTAGGGGGCAACACCGGACCCACCGGACCAACCGGACCTACCGGCCCAAGCGGGGGACCGACCGGCCCGACCGGACCCGCTGGCCCCACGGGTGCCACCGGCCCTGCCGGGGCAGGTATTGAAACCCGAGCCTTCTCGACCTTCATGGACTGATGACCGATACCTATAAAAAGATTTACCAAGGACAGCCGGGAACATCGGCAACGACGCTTTACACGGTGCCTAGCGCCACGCAAGCGATCATCAAGCACATTCGGGTCGTGAACAACGATACGAGTGCCAGGACGATCAAGCTCTGGCATGACGGCACCGCAGCGGCCAATGTGATCCTTCCGGCCACTTCTGTAAGAGCGGGGGGTTGGGCCGAGTTTGACGGCACTATCACCCTAGAAGCCTCTGACAGCTTCTCCGGGCAGGCGAGCGCAGCCGCTCAGGTCACGGTCACGATCTACGGATTGGAGATTTCGTGAGCTGGCGGTTCTACGGTGCCGAGGGTGCCGAGATAACAGCCATAGGCCCGACCGGTCCCACGGGAGCCACGGGCGCTCAGGGAGTCACAGGGGCGACGGGAGCAACAGGGGCAACCGGCAACCAAGGCAACACCGGAGCCACGGGTAACGGCGGCGCTACTGGTGCCACCGGTTCGACGGGTCCGACAGGCCCGAGTGGACCGACCGGCTCCACGGGCGCAACCGGAAGCGTTGGCCCCACGGGTGCTACCGGCGCAACCGGAGCGGCAGGAGCAAGGGGCGGCGTTCCCTACACCTTCTCCTCAACCACGACCGACTCCGATCCCGGCAGCGGAAACTTTCGATTCAACAATGCCACCCAGGAAAGCGCGACCAGGCTTTTCATAGACAACCAAGCCACGGGCGGCAGCACCGTCACCGACTGGCTTGCGACCTTTACCAAGGGCCAACTTTACATCGTGGACTCCGGGGGCAACGCGGTTCAGGTTCGGCAGGTCACAGGAACTACGGCAGCTACGGGCTACTACAAGGTGGACATTTCGGCCCCAAGCGGGTCCAACCTTAGTAGCGGGGGTGCCTACTCGCTGACCTTTGCCCCTGCCGGGGGGACGGGGGCCACCGGAGCAACGGGAACCACGGGATCAACCGGCGCGACAGGCCCGACCGGAGCCACGGGTGCCGACTCCACGGTGCCGGGGCCAACCGGACCGGCTGGTGCCACGGGTTCCACAGGCGCTACGGGTTCGGCGGGGGCAAACGGCAGCACCGGACCTACCGGGCCGACCGGGGCGGCTGGCACGAACGGCTCCACCGGAGCGACGGGTTCGACGGGTGCCACAGGCCCCACCGGGCCGACAGGTGCTGGCACAACCGGGGCGACTGGACCCACCGGGCCTACGGGACCGACCGGGCCGCAGCGTCTTTATGGCGAAAACGGAACCCCCACGGTTTCCCCCGCTAACAATGGCGACCTCTACATCGACTATGACGATGGTGGTATTTGGGCCTACGACAGCGGGGTTCCGGGTTGGGTAGATACGGGATCGAGCCTTTTTGGAGTAACCGGGGCCACCGGCGACACTGGCCCCACGGGTCCGACTGGCCCGACAGGTACCGCAGGCACGAATGGCACGAACGGAGCCACAGGCGCAACAGGCGCAACGGGTCCGACCGGGCCTACGGGCGCTACTGGCACCAATGGAACAAATGGGACCAATGGAGCAACGGGCGCTACCGGAGCAACGGGCGCTACCGGAGCAACGGGCGCAGCCGGTGACTGGTCTACCGCTCAGACACTTTCCGCTCAGACAGGTGCCTACACGCTCGTCACCGCCGATGCGGGAAAGCTCGTCACGGTCGATTCTTCGTCGGGAGTGAACATAACCGTCAATGGCTCGCTTGACCTCTCCGTGGGCCAGCGGATTGACCTTCTCCAACTCGGCACCGGCCAGGTCACGGTCGTTGCTTCCGGAGCCACGGTGAACGGAACGCCGACCCTGAAGCTTCGGGCCAGATACAGCGCAGCCACCTTGCTTTGTCGGGCGACCGATACCTATGTTCTGATTGGCGACCTCGCCAGTTCCTAATGCCACAGGCCCTCGGAACAGTAGCCAGCGCCTTCATCATTTCGGACCTCTTTACTTGGGGTAACGCCGCCAACGGAAGGCTTGGTAACGCTACGACCACGCCCGATGTGACCTCCCCCGCTCGCATCGGTTCCAGCTCTGACTGGGGTTCGCTATCAGCCGGTGACGCTCATACGGTCGGAATCCGGGCAGGACAACTTTGGACTTGGGGAAGCCCGACAAACGGCAGGCTTGGCAACGGCACGACCACGGGTGATGTGACCTCCCCGGCGCAGATTGGCTCCGATACCAACTGGGGAGTGATCGAAACCGGCAGCGCCCATTGTGTTGCCATCAAAAATGATGGAACCCTTTGGACTTGGGGGCTGTCGGCCAACGGACAACTTGGAAATGGCACCACAACCCCCGATGTGACCTCCCCGGCGCAGGTCGGCTCAGACACAAACTGGCTTGCTATTTCAGCCCACGCCTTCCACAACCACGCGATCAAGACGGATGGAACGCTTTGGTCGTGGGGTGCGGGAGCAAACGGGCGACTTGGCACAGGCAGCACTACGACTCGGAGTTCACCGTTTCAGGTTGGAACCGATACCAACTGGGAAGCAGTATCAGCCGGGGGATCGCATGGGCTGGCAATCAAGACAGACGGAACACTTTGGTCGTGGGGCAACGCTGCGAACGGGCGGCTGGGTAATGGCACTACGACCCCCAACCTCACCTCGCCAGCGCAGATCGGCAGCGGAACGGACTGGATGGCCGTCGCAGCAGGCGAAGATTTCTCCTTGGCCCTAAAAACAGACGGAACGCTTTGGTCGTGGGGGCTTGCCTCTAACGGCAGGCTTGGTAATGGCACCACTACGCCCGATGTGACAAGCCCGACTCAGGTTGGATCGGCAACTGATTGGGCCTTCATTGGTCCGGGCGGTGGTGCGGCCTATGCGATCAAGACCACCGGAAGCCTTTGGTCGTGGGGCAACAACACAAACGGCAGGCTAGGTGATGGCACGACCACTCAGCGAACCTCTCCGGTCCAGATCGGTTCTGACACTAACTGGCGTTTCGTTCCGCATGGACGGGCATCCGCGCATATGGCGATGGCAAAGGGCTAGATGCTCTCCGTAGCCCTGATCGTCAAGGATGAGGAGGAGTTCCTTCCCGATTGCCTAGCCTCCGTCCAAGACGCTGATGAGATCGTGGTGGTAGACACCGGCTCCTCAGACCGCACCGTGGAGATAGCCCAGGAGTTCACGGACAACATCGTTTTCTACGAGTGGGGCGACGACTTTGGAGCGGCCCGGAATGTAGCTCGGGCCAACTGTTCGGGCGATTGGATCTACTCGATTGACGCTGACCACTTGAACCTGACCCCCATCGAGGAAGTCAAGGCAGAGGTCGAGCGGGTGAAGGCAGACCATTCGGTTGCCTCGATCACGATTGACGACCACCACAACGCCGCGTGGCTATTCCAGAGCGCACCGGACAACTATTGGGTTGGCAGGGTCCACGAAGTCCTGAGCCGCCCCGCCACGGTCGAAACCTCCGTAAGACAGGTCACGCGCCCACGCGAGGAGCCGCATACCAAGCGAAACCTCCGAATCCTTCAGAAGTCCCCCGACAACGCTCGGACCCGGTTCTACTTGGGCCGCGAATACTTCGAGCTTGGCGACTACGCCAAGGCGGTTTCGTGGATGCGGCGCTACCTCGACCGCCCCGCCTTTCCCGCCGAAGAAGCCGAGGCGTGGCTGACGCTCGCTAAGGCCGAGTGGTTCCAGCACCAGGGCGATGCCGCCCGAGCCGCCTGCCTTCAGGCCATCGGCGTAAATCCAGACTTCACCGAGGCACTTCACTTCATGGCCTCTCTTACTTACGAGCCTTGGCGGTCCAAGTGGACCCACATCGCTGACAACTCGACCAACCAAGATGTTCTGTTCCGGCGCGTCGGAGCGGCCCATCAAACTTCCTAAGAAGGACTATGGCTAGAAAAGACGACATACGGGACGGGGTGGCTAACACCGGAGGGGTCTCCCCGTCAGACCTCCCGCGCCCATCCCTAAAGGCGAGAAAAGAGGCGCGTAAGCGTTACAACGCTCGAGTCCGCGAGGTGAACGAGCGCCGGCGTGAGCAGGCCAGGGAGACCAACGCCGACCGACGCGCCGCCGCAAAGGCCAAGACCAAGGATCGGTTCACGGCTCCAAGCATCACGGCAAACAGGACCTATCAGCGCGCCATCATGGCGGCTAGGGATCGGCTCAACCAGTCGCAGGCCGGCTTTGACGATCAAGAAAAGCAGCTCGGGATCGGCTACGGGCTCGGGAACATGGGGGGCTCCTTTGCCTCCAACCCCTACTCTCGCGCGGCCCTCCTTCAGCGTTCCTACGATCAGAACCAGCGCCGGACTCAAAACTCGATGGCCTCAGCCGGACAGCTCTACTCAGGCGCTACTCAGAGCGCACGAAACTTCAACAACTTCAACTACGGGCAGGCCGGTGACGCCCTCCGCAAGGACTTCGGATCACGGGTCGGTCAGATCGGGTTGCAGCGTCAGGGAGCGCAGAGCCAATACGGCTACGCGATGGAGGCGGCCAGCGATCAAGCGATCGACACGGCCCGAAGGGAAAACCCCGTGAACAGGCTCAACGCTCCTCGAGCGGTGAAGCCGAAGCTGGTCAGGCCCAAGCTCAAGAAGTTCTGGAAGCCCATCAACCGCCCCAAGGGACCGGGACCAACCGGCGGCGCAACCCCGTAAAGGAAGTCATGGCAAAGAACCGCAACAAGCAGATCAACTCCATCATCGGCCCCCTGACGCCCAAGACCATGAAAAAGGTCATCAAGTCGAACACCCGCCTGAAGTTCGGGGACGAGGGCAGGGGACTCCAAGGCGACCTCCGTGCCGGCCGACAGGACTCTCGAAACACGAACGCCTGGTATCGGGAATATCAGGATCAGATGAAGGGCCTGACCTCCACCCAGGACGTAGCCAACTCGAGCCTTCAGGATCAGATGCGCGAGAACGCGAACTACTTTGGCCGGCAGAGCTACAACACTGACTCTGCCGCTCGAGCCGAGGAGGAGCGATCTGCCGCGATCCGTGGGGCCGTAGCGGACCCGAGCGGCGCCACCCGTGACCAAGCGGCCGAGGATCAGAGGCAGGCCCTCATGGCCTCCTCGAGGGACCGAACCGCACAGATCGGAGCCTCGGCCAACAACCTGCTCCGCGGCGTATCGGCAGCCTCAGAGCTTGGAAGGCAAGCCGATCAGCGTCAGATCAGAAACACTCAGGTTGAGACCAGGGACAAGATTCGGAACCTCAACAAGGACAAGGGCGCGTTCCGACTGTCCGAGTGGGACCGCCTCAGGACCGGCGAGCGGGACTGGAACATTCAGAGCCGATCGCTCAACTCCAAGAACAAGTATTCCAACGCGATCGTCACGCAGGCACAGCTCGGACTTGCCGGGGATCAGGTAACGGCCAACGCGACCCTCGGGGCGGCACAGCTCTACTCGGGTGCCAAGATCAAGTCGGCAAAAATCTACAACGCCGGCAACGGAAAGACGGTGAAGGGCGCCGATGTTCTCAGGGCGATGGACTACATTCGGGCAGAGCTCGGCAAGTCGGAGCAGACTTGGCAGGATGTACGAAACAACAGGGCTCGGTTTATCGCACAGCTCACCAACCGAGGGGCAGACCCGGTTGCCGCCCGAGTTGCCGTCCGCAAGTTCCTAAAGAACAAGACTGGTAGGGGCGGAGCCTGGGCCGGTGAGAGGCGGTAAATGGCCGGACCCTCCCCGTACAACCGCAAGCTGAAGGCGAAAAACGACCGCCGCAAGGCGCGAGCGGCCCGTGGGGGCAGAACCCCCTCCGAAGCCGGACTCGCTCAGTCGATGGCGGCGGCGGGAAACAAGGTATCCAAGTCCAACCAGCGCGTAGGCGCACCGGCCACCAAGCCCAAGTTTGGAAAGCCCCGTAAGGCGCGACGGTCGAAGGCACCGAGGCTCGCGGAGCCGCCCGAGCTGCCAGGAATCTTCGGTGACATTCAGGACGAAGTTCAGGACGCGGCGCGGGTGGCAGACCGGGCGATCCGAACGGCAGCCAGTAGTGCGGCCGGCGCGCTCGAGGATCAGCTTCGCAAGGAAGAAGCGATGCGGCGCGATCCCGACACTTCTGACGCTGCGAAGTTCCTCATGGGGCTCGCGCAGTCTCCCGCCGCACCGGGCGGGGCGCTCAAGTCACCGGGCCTCTATGCCACCGCAGGTCAAACCCTCAAGGGGGCCGTGCAGGGCTCCAAGACCGTTAGGGCCGTCAGCAAGGCCAAGGGGGTCGTGAAGAATCCCAAGACCGTCAAGGAGGCCGCAGCGGGAGCTGCAAAGACGGCCAAGCGCAAGGCGGCAAAGACCAAGACAAAGGCCACGACCCCACAGGGTCGGCGCGAGCTCGCCAAGGGTGCAGCCAAGGGAACGGCGAGAGGCGGCGGCAAGGTAGCGAAGGGCGCGGCAAAGAAGGCGGCGACGAGCAAGGCCACCCCCCTTGCAAGCGCCGTTGTGATTGCCGACGAGGCCGGACTCAACGAGGGCAAGGGCAAAGGCAAGGAGATAGCACGGCAGCTTGCCACCGACGTTCGCGGTATTGCCAAGGCCGTCACCCCGTTCAACGTTCAGACTGAGGACGGGTTCGACGTTGATCTGAACAAGAACCTTCCGACGACACTCAAGACAACCGCTCGGGTTATCCCCGCGTCGATTGCAGGCGTAGGCGCCGTGGTCGGGGCCGGTGCCGAAAGTGTCTATCGGGCCGGTAGGGCCGGCCTGGACGAGGCCGGCGTTCCCGTCCTCGGAAAGGATTACTCCGGTAAAGAGATTGCATCCCCCGTTGTAGATACCGCGAAGGCATCCATCGAGGGAACGGCGGCGCTTGCAAAGCCCTTCATCAGCGGTTCCGAGGAAGATGTAATGAAGGCCACCCGCGACGAGGTTGGGCTTGCTCCGATCGTGTTCACGCCGCGGATCGTCAGCAACGCCCGAAAGTCGGACTTCTACCAAAACCGCAGAGCCAACGTTCGCGCCTCTGCCGCCGAAGGTCGGCGGAAGAAGGCCAACGAAAGCAAGCGAAAGCGGCAGCGGGAAATCGACGCCGACGAAACCGTGACCGAGGACGTTCGACGAGCGGCCGAGACCGACAGCAGGGTAGAGGGCCGGGAGGAATACCTGATTCAGCCGCTCGGCAGGGCTATTGAGCGCCGCCGCTCCAGGCGTGACGTAAGCCGGCGGGGGGACCGGGCCTTTCGTGCCGTCGATCGTGAGGCGTTGTATCTCGCACAGGACTTGGTGCGGAAGCTCGCCAAGGGCCGGATGATTGGTGGCAAGAAGCGTGGCAAGGACTTCGTAGCCGGCCTCGCTGCCGCCGTCCAGTTCGCGTCCAAGCAGGGCCTCGGCAGAAACCCGATGCTCGTCAAGGGCGAGCTCGACACGATCATTGGCCGCATCGACAAGCCCGACCCCTCGGACCCGTCCCTGTCCGGCACCGTAGGCGACCGGCAGGCGATCCGCTTCCTTCAGAACAACCCCGAGGTGATCGAGGCCCCGGAGTTTTGGGAGGCGGTGGACACGATCAAGACCATTACCCGCGAGGGAACCGAGCGCCTGAAGGGCGAGGATGGGGGCCTTAGGGCTCGCTACCTACCCGCCGCCGACCGCTTTGGGATCAAGCCGCCCGAGAAGGTCGTGGAGGATGACGGCGTAAGGGTGAACGGGGTGTTGGTCGGCGGGAAGAACGGCAAACACGCGGGGAAGCGGTGGGACCCCGACCTCTCGGTGCGGAGGGAGTCTAAGGCTCGAAAGCTGATTGCGGAGGCCGACGAGCTTTCACGTCAGGCTCGAGAAATGGACCCGGCGAGCGCCGAGGCCGTAAAGCTCATTAGGCGATCCGCCATGAAGGAGCGGCAGGCTCGGGAGCTGAGGGCCGAGGAGCGTGACCTCGTTGCCGCCTACAAGGTTGCCGAAAAAGACTTCGTGGAAAAGACTCGATCGGCGCTCCTTCTCAGGGGCCAAGACCCGGAGCCTGGATGGGTCAGGGACGCCAAGCGGCCGGCGGTTGGGGACGACAAGGGCGTAATCGTAGAGAAGGCGGGGCTCCCGGTTCCCAAGGCCGTCAGGAACGATCAGATGAACGAGGGTGTGCTCCGCAATCAGGGTAAGGCCGACCGCGCCTTTGACACTTTCGCCCGTGAGTCGATCATTCGACCGCGCCTAGTGAAGGCAATCAACTCCTTCACTCGAGAGGTGATCGGCCGGTATCACCTGAAGATCCCAGGCGAGGACGGCAAGCCCTCAATAATGAACGACTCAAAGGCCATCGCTGATGCGCTTGCCGAGGGTCGGGTTCCGAGGGGCTATGTGGCGGTCCACTCGCAGTTCTATGGCGGTGCCGTGAGGGGCAAGGACGCTCAGATGGACGAGGCCGAAATAGATCGGATAGTCGAGGACGGGGTTTCCCCCGTAATCAACGCCGATGACTTCCGGCAGGCTTTCATCGACGGCAAGGCCAAGCCCGGTCACAAATACATACTCGTCAGGAAAAGCGCGTGGGACGAGTACCTGAATCAGGTGCAAGGCACGACGAGTAACGCGATGAAGGTAGTCACCCGGATCAACCGACTGGCCTCGACGGGCATTCTCGGCTACAACCCGTCATGGGCCGTAGCGCAGCAGTTTGCAGAAGGCATCCCGGCACTACTCGCCATCGGCGCCAACCCCTCGACTTGGAACTACATATTCCAGGCCGAGAAGGCATACCAGCGAATGAGCCCCGACGAGAAGGCCGCGATTGACGCGGTATCTGGCTCGGCTGGCGGCACCCTCCGCAGCCTTGGAAACGTCAAGGACGGCGGCTTGCCTGACTACGACATAAACCCTACGCCGAACTGGATCAAGCAAAGCCAGCTCTACAAGAATCTTCCGAAGAAAAAGGCCAACGCTCAGGACTTGCAGGACTTCTACGTTGGTGCCGGCGGGAAGGGTTGGGACGTTATGAAGCGCCTCGCCAAGGGGCAGGGCCTCAACGACTTCGTGCTCTGGACCGGCGGCAAGTATCGGCGTGGAGTGATGAACGCTGAGATTGCCAAGCGCAGGCGCTCCGCGATCGTAAGCCTCGCTAGGGCATCGACCAGGATGAAGGCGATAGACGACCGCCTGAAAGAAATGGACCCCAAGGAGGCGCAGCTATTCCTTGCGCGGAATCCGAAGGAGGCCGAGCGACTGGCCGATTACATGGAAGATGTGATGGGTAACTGGACCGCCCTGACCAAAACCGAAGGCAGCATCGCCCCCTTCACGGCCTTCTACCCGTATCTTCGCTACTCGCTCAGGTGGGCGTTCTACGGGTTTCCCATGCGCCACCCCGTCAAGGCTCAGATTCTCTACTTCCTTGCACAGCAGAACGCGAACCAGCTCGAGGAGATAATCGGCGGGGAGCCTGTGGACTGGCTCGACTACGCCTCTCCGGTAATCACGGTGGACGGCGAGAAGCGACGCCTTCCGGGCGCCTCACGGTTTGCCCCGGCCATGAGCTCTGTCGTGGAAGCGATCGGCACCGGCCAATGGCAGCGGATCGCCAATGCCATAAACCCCGGACTTGGCCTTGGGGCCGAGTTCGTGACCGGCTTCGACTCCTACCAGGGAGAGGCCGTGGCCTTCAGTCCCCTCGACCGCCTCGCCCTTGCGGCGTCGGGCCTCGCTTCGATGCTGGCCCCGGTTCGGTGGACCGACAGCATCGTTCCGGGCGGCACGATTAGCCGGATTACCCCGAGGCGCGATTGGTCGAAGCCCAAGACCGCAATCATCGGGGGCAAGAGCGAGACCTCCAAGCAGTTCCGCCTAGACGACCCCAACGCTTACCCGGATTCCTTCTGGGACCTTCTGGGCGCGCGGTCCTCATTCAACATTCTCGCCCCGCAGGACGGGGACGACTACCGCCGCGAGGTGCAACGGCAGCGCGCCCTCAAGGAGGCGCGTTACAGCGATGCATCAAAGAGAAATCCCGGCAAGGGGGGAACATCCTCGACCAACTCAACCCCTGACCCTTGGTGGGCCTCCCCATGACTCAAAACGATATAGAAACCCTTTACCGCGAACTCTCGCAGCTTCGCTCCGAACTCTCTCAGCGCCTCGACAAGATCGAGGAGCAGACCACGAAACACAACGGACGAATGACCACGGCTGAAACCCACCTGGCGATGTTGAAGGGCGGTCTGATCGTCCTCGCAACACTCGTCCCCTTTGTGACGGCAGTAGTCGTCCAGCAGTTCTAACCCTCCGACCGAAAGGTTCTCATGGCTCGATTCCCTGGCACCCAGGGGAAGCTCCACCCGTACAGGCATATGTGGAAGCACCCATACGGCCGGCTCGCACAGCGGTCCAAGAAGTTCAAGCGGTTCTGTTGGCGGCAGGGCTTCGTTTCCCCCAACTTCACCCGCGAGGAGTGGGCGTCGAAGGACGGAACCGCCGTCCCCAGTTCCCTCCGGGCTAACGCTCAGAAGCAGGCGTTCAAGTGTGAGCGCCTTCGTCACGCCCTCGGTGACAAGCCGATCGGCGCCCTTTCCTACTACCGCTCCCCGGCCCACAACGCCGCCGTGGGTGGTGCAAGCGCGTCCCGGCATATGGCCGCTGACGCCTGCGATTGGGACGTGAGCCTGATCGAGCGAGTCGGTCGGACCAAGTTCCTAGCCGCGGTTGAGCGGATATGGAAAGACAACGGCATCGGGGTATATCCCGGTGGAAACATTCATACCGACGCGCGGCCATACCGCGCTCGGTGGAGTAGCTGGTGAACCGATGAAAAAGATCGTGCAAGTGCTCTGGAACGAGCCCGTAGTAGTCGCCCTGATAATCAACGGTGTAGTCGCCGCCCTGGCAGCAGAAGGCGTAATAAGCCCTTGGATCAGCGTCGTAGTCCTTGCGGCTACCGCCCCGATCCTGCGCCACTTCACGGTGCCTGAACGCCGCCTCACGCGCGCACTCGAGGACGAATAAGGCCAATAAGGTCCGATTACCCCTTCACGCTTTGGGGTAGTCAATATGGCTGGAAAACAGTCACACGAATATCCGCCGGACGACATTCTGGCGGAGAAGGTAGTCAAGCAAGGTTGCGTTGCCACGGCGGCGGAACTCAGTCTGACGACCTCCACGCTTCGGTCCTACCTGGTCAAGCGGGGTCTGCCGACCAAGAAGGGCGAGCCGAATCCGGCCGGCCGGACGATCGCGCTGGACACCGCCGACCTGCCGGAATCGGACTGGACCCCGGAGCGCCTGCTCGCCGCCCACGGTCTCGACAGGGACGAGTGGCGGGTGGTAAGGGCTCGTGCGAATCGGTGGGGTGACGAGGACGACCTACGCATCCAGCTCAGGATCGACGTGGAGCCGCTCGAGCAGGTCCCCTTCAGGTTCCCCGAGCCGGCCGACTTCAAGCCACTACCGAAGGTCCGCAAGCGAAAGAAGGCCAAGGTCAAGACGGCCGTGATCCTCTCGGACTTCCACGCGCCGCACCACGACAAGACCCTTTTCGATCTGACCTGCCAATACCTCGCGGACCAGCAGCCCGATCAGATCATCGTGAACGGGGATCTCATGGACGCGGCCACGGTATCGCGCCACCGAGTCATTCCCGGCGGGGGATACGACAACCCTCTCCAAGAAAACATCGACGCGGCGTATTTCCTGCTTCGTCAAATCAGGGAGGTTTGCCCTCCCGAGAGCGGGACGGAGGTGGTGCTCCTCAGGGGCAACCATGACGAGCGGATCGAACACACCCTAATCGACAACGTGGCCTCGCTGTATCGCATCCGTGCAGCCGGGGAGGAAGTGCCGGCGCTCTCGCTGAGGAACCTTCTCCGTTTGGACGAGTTGGCAATCGACTACCTCGATACTCCTTGGGACCGCGCCAAGACTCAGGTGCTCGGGAACTACCGGCTGGCCTCGAGGCATGGGCATAGCGTCACAAAAAACCCCGGCCCAAAGGTGCTGGCGGACCTAGCGGCCTCAAGCATCACCGGGCATAGCCACAGGCTAAGTAGCTATTTCCTCACCTCGCACCACCCCGAGGACGGACCCGAAACCCGCGTGGCGTGGGAGGCCGGGTGTATGTGTGAGATAGAGGACGGGCTCGGCTACGCACGGGAACCGAACTGGCAACGAGGCTTCCTGATCGCCCATTCGTGGCAGGACGACGACTTCACCGTGGCACCCGCAATCTACCTACCGGGAAGGTTGCTCCTTCCCGATGGAAGGAGATACGCAGCATGACGGAGGAAGAACAGAACAGTTGCTTCGAGAGCTTCATGGAGCAACTGAGCCGGACCCCGGCGGTGACTGAATACTTCATCGCCCAATGTGTCGCCCGGTATCAGGCCGGCATAGACGAGTTTGTGGACGAGGAGGGCAGCCCCCTCTACCTCACCCGCGACAACTGTGCCGAGGGGTTGGAGGAGGCCGCGGACGGCGCGAACTACGCGATTATGGAATCCCTCAAGCGGTTCGAGGAGGGCAAGGACGAGAAGCGCGACCTAGCCCTGAAGGCCGCTCACCTGTTCGCCCAGGCCCACTTCACCTTGCTTCAGCTTCAGGGTGCCGATGGGTAAGCCCTCGAGGGACAAGGGCAAGCGGGGGGAGCGGGAGGTCGCACAGATTCTCAGGGACCGTGGCATCCACCACGACCGCACACTCGATGGCCGTAACCAAGTCCACGGGGATATTCTGATGCCGGGTATGGCCCTCGAGGTGCGACGGCGCGAACAAGTCTCAATCGTCCGGTGGTCGAGGGATCACGAAGCCGAGGTGCCGGATCACCTCGTCGCGGCCG